CATAAGGGGCGCGGCCGTAAGGGAATTACTTTTTTTAGGGCTGGCGATAATAAAGCGTTGGCCCGTAAAACAAAAGAAATTATGGGGCAAGGGAAAAAATAATGCCAGTTCATTACCATGGCGGTACGCCGCCGAAACCGAAGTCACCGAAGCGGTCCAAACCAAAACGCTCGAAACGGAAACAGAGGAAACGGAAACACAAGGGCAAATCTCTGCTAAGTGATGGTAAGCTCATTTCTGGAAACCCAAATTTAGGATAAATAGATGGCAAAGAAAGTAAAGAAGGCGGAACCGAAGGCTCCCAAGGAACCGCAAGCGACCGTCAGGGGAAACCCAGTGACGGACACGATCAAGAAGATGGGCGAGAACAACGAGGCTGGCGGTCTTGTCCCAACACGGATGTTGGGTAAGGGCGTTAGCGCCATTTGACGAAAAGGCGTGCGCCGCGCGTCATTGGCCCGGATGGTAGGGAGCGACCAGCCAGCCAAGAAGTGCGGATCAACGAGTGGTTCGCGCATACGTTTCGCGGCGTGGCTGCGGAGCATGTAATGGACTATCTCAAGAGTATAACGATCAATGCTGTTGCCGGACCCGAGCAATCGGATTCGGCATTACGGCATTTGGAGGGTTCGCGGTTTCTTGTCGGCCTTATCGACACGCGAATCAAACTTGGCGTCAAACAGATAGCCAAGGTGGATAAAGAAAGGATACAGAAAGATGGCTGATTCAACGGGAAGCGCCGATGACGCCGGCAGTGAAGATGCTGGAACTGGGACCGAAGAGCAAGTCGGGGAAGGGGTAGAAACATTCGAGAAGCCCGATTACCTCGATGAGAAGTTTTTCGATACAAAAACCGGCGGAGTTAATATTGAGGGTTTGTCGAAATCGTATTCGGAACTCGGTACGAAGATTCGGGAAAAAACCGAAGTAACCCGCAAGGAGATTATGAAGGAGTTGGAGGCCGACAAGATTGCCAATCGGCCGGAAAACCCAGAAAGTTATGAATTGCGTATCACCGACGAACTGCAGGCGCAGATGGGCGACGATATGACGTTTGAGTTTTCCGAATCCGATCCCTTGGTAAATTTTTGGAGGAGTTTTTCTCATGAGGCGGGATTTAGCCAAGAACAGTTCGACGAAGGTATCTCGGCATTCATCCAGAGCAAGTTCTCGGAATTACCATCCTTTGAAGATGAAATTGGTAAGTTGGGCGATAATGGTCGGGATCGCGCTCAACACGTTAATCAATGGGCTACCAAGAATCTTTCCCCGGAAACCTATAAGGCGCTCTCGGATTTCGCGGTGACGGCAGATGGTGTAATGGCCCTCGAGGAGATCATGCGGAATTCTGGTGAGCCGGCATTCTCTCCAGGTGGTCCGGCAGGGACGGGAAGCACCATTACTATTAACGAGTTGCGTCAGATGCAAGCTGATGAGCGTTATTGGCATCCAACGAAAATGGACCCAGAGTTTGTCAAGAAGGTGGACGCTGGTTACGAAAAACTAGTGTCCTGACGCTTCCCGCGAGGACATTGGTTGCGCCCCGGTTTTATCTCCCTGGAACTGGGGCGCTCTTTGTGCATACCCTAATAATGGTAATATGTTGTAGATGTGGAAATAAGACGGACGGCCCCTTGTGGTTTTCGGTAGCGGCCCCGACGAATTGGCTTAACCGCGCTATCCGACGATCGAGGCATAACCTCAGTCTAAACTGTAACTTTGTCTTTTAATTAAAGGGGAAGCCCGATGGCAAATCCTACAATTTCAACTGCCTTTATCCGTCAGTTTGAATCGGATGTCCATGTCGCCTATCAGCGCATGGGTACGAAACTGCGGAATACTATTCGGCGTAAGGTGGCTGTGCAGGGTGAAGATGTCCGGTTCCAGAAATACGGAAAGGGATCGGCGAGCACCAAATCTCGGCACGGTGATGTTCCAGTCATGAATGTCAGCCACACTACGGTCGATTGCACGATGACCGATCATTACGCCGCAGAATATATCGATGATCTCGATATGCTCAAAACCAACATCGACGAGAAGAATCTTGCTGCTCAGGCCGGCGCCGCCGCCCTTGGCCGCAAAACCGATTCGTTGATTACGACTGCGATGGATACCACGACCTCGACACAGGCCCATGCGTCTACCGGCCACACCAAGGCCAAGGCGCATACTGCATTTGAAACCCTTGGCAATAACGATGTGCCGGATGACGCACAGCGTTTTTGGGTGACCTCTCATGCTGGTTGGTCTGATTTAATGGATGTCAACGAATTCGCTCAAGCCGAATATGTTATAACCTCCGAACTTCCGTATTCTCACGGGATGGTGGCCAAACGCTGGCATGGCTTCTTCGTATTCGCCTTCTCAGGTCTCGATAAAACTGGGAACATTCGTAAGACCTTTGCTTATCATACGACAAGCATGGGTCATGGTATCGGCAGGGATGTTAGCCAAGACATTACTTGGCAGGGTCAGAAACAAGCCCACCTGGTCGTAAACAAGATGTCGCAAGGAAGCGTTTTGGTTGATGCCAATGGCATCATCGAAGTTTCCATCGACGAAAGCTAAGGAGGGTCATAATGGCATTCGCTATCGCAGGTCTTTCGCTTCTGGCGACGGCCAACGGCTTTTCGTTGTGGGTCTACACGACGACCGACTCGATCGCCACGATGAACTCTTCGGGTTACTTTACCGGCGATTCGGTGAATTATCTCAATGTTCGGGATGTGATTATCGCTATGGATACTAGCACCCCGACGACTAGTTTTTGTCTTGTTCTTTCCAATGATGGGACTACCGTCGACATCTCGGACGGTACGACCATTGCGGAAACAGACGGCGACTAACCCTTAAGGATGGGCGGGGCTTGGGTGTCCCGCCCATCATTCAAAGGAGGGCCACATGGCCTATGACGCAAAACAACTTACTAGCCTTGCTTATGGTAATGGACATAGCCTGTGGCATTACAAAGCCTCAAGCGCAACCGGGGATTCTTTGGCGACTATCACGGCGCCGGGGTATTTCACCGGGGATAGCGGCAATGGAGTCTCTCCCGGCGACCGCATGACCATTACCGGTTCCGACGCTCAAGCCGATTACATCATCAGCTCGGGCGGCACAGGGTCTGGCATTCATGTCGATCTTGTAGATGGCTCTCGACGTGTGCATGAACACAAGAAGGAGTATTACGGTACTCTTTTGACGCAAACCGATCTTTTGGCCGGAACGTCACATTTTCTGTTTACGCACGCTAAGGGATACATCACTCGGTTTTCGGCTGTTGTGAAGAAGGCAGTTACGACCGGCGGCACTCTTACAATCGAACTCGCCGGCACGGCGGTTCCCGGCCTTTCCATTACTATCGCAGACGCCGATGCTGTTGGGACGACTTATACTTCTGTCCCTGATAATCCGACTCTGGCAGCCAATTTGATTCCTGAACTAACGGCTGGCGGAACTGGTGACATTGAACTTGTCGGTGATAGTAACTTTGCTACTGCCGGTGAAGTTTACGTTCTCGTCGAAGTCAGTCCTTACGATGCGACGGACAATAATATCCTTGTCGGTAATTTCATCAATGAAACGGATCTGATGGCGGCAACGTCGCATTTTGTCATTACGCCGGTTGCGGGTTACATTGAGACTGGCTCCACGGTTATCAAGAAGGCGATCTCGTCTACCGGTGGCTCACTCACTGTCGAGTATGATACTACAGCGGTTTCTGGTTTGGCTGTGGTGGTCGCAAACTCGGCGGCTGTCGGCGATAATGATACCGACGATGCGGCTAGTCTTACCGGAGCAACTGGTTTGGTTACGGCGAATACCGGTGTCGAGTTTGTCGGTGATGCAACCTTTGATAGCGCCGGCGCTCTCTGGATGGGGGTCGAAATCAACCCAACAGATAATTCCGATAAGCTAGTCTATTGCGATTCCTTTATCGAACAAACCGACTTGCTTGCCGGAACGTCTCACTTTGTGATTGCTCCTTGCTCTGGGCATATTTCGCGGTTCACCTCGGTAGTCAAGAAGGCTGTCACGACCGGTGGTACATTGACGCTGGAACTTGGTGGCGATAAGGTTCAGGGCATCGATGTCGTAGTTGCGGATAGTTCGAGCGTTAATGACATCGATACCGATACGCCCGCCGTATCCGGGGCTGACTATACCCGCGTTACCAAAGGCGACGTTATCGAAATCGTCGGCGATTCTACCTTTGCTTCTGCCGGCGAGGTTTGGGTGCAGATCACGATTACGCCCGTAACGCCGTTCAGCTAATCGGGCTACTATTTTGGGGGGGAGGCAGCCCCTCCCCCCGTTATTTTAGGGGCGCCGTATGGCTGATACTCAAGTCGAAGTCGCCAATCAGGCACTTGCTTTAATCGGCGCAAATCCAATTTCTACTTTCGTCGGTACTGCTACTGAACAGGTTACCGCTACTCACCTTTACCAACCCACTGTTGACGCCGCCCTGACATCTCATCGTTGGCGCTTTGCTTCTGGCAAGGCGATCCTATCTCGGTTGGCCGACGAACCTATAGATGAATGGGACGCGGCCTATCAGATGCCGACCGATCCCGCTATTCTTCTTTTGACTGCGGTTTTGGTTCTTGATAATCCGATCAAGTTTGATCGTTATGAAGGACATATATATTGTGACGCGACGAGTGAAGACGTCGTTGTAGCCGATTATATATACTCGCGTAACGAAATCGATTGGCCTCCTTATTTTACTAAAGCCGTTGTTTTAGAATTGGCCTCGGCCTTTGCCGCCGCCATTACACAAGACTCCTATCTTGCCGCGCATTTCTCAGAACAAGCAGTGGTAGAATTCGCAAAAGCCCGTTGGGCCGACTCATCTTCGCAGACGGCGCGATATATGGATGCTCGAAGCATTATAAATAAACGGAGGTCATAATGCCGGTAAAGCGTGGTGGCCGTCGCAATCCGAAGTCCAACCCCAAAAATAAAGTCAAAGCTTTTCAGACGGCCTTTACCGCCGGGGAATTAGATCCGCAAATGCGGATGCGTTCCGATTTAAAGGTTTTCTTTACCGGGGCCAGGTCGTTACAGAACGCCTCCTTGCTTGTACAGGGTGGTGCAAAACGTCGGGATGGAACACGGTATCGCGCTCTTCTCGGTGCGGCCAGCACTCTGCATGAATATTCATTCACAGAAGGGCAGGATTATGTATTGGCCTTTCAGAATGCGAAAGTTCTAATTTACAATGATAGCGGAACCCTCTTGCAGACTATGACTTCGATGCCTTGGGATGCCGATGAGGTTAAGGAATTGACTCTTGCGACCAGCGCCGACACCATTATCATATGTCACAAAAGTCAGCCGATTCACCGTATTTTGCGAACCGGCGCAACTACGTTTACCGAAGCGGCTTTTGTATTCGAAGAGGATTCCTCCGGCGCCCCAAGAAAACAGCCGTATTTTAAATTCGTTGCTGACGCCATTACCATGACGCCTTCAGGAACTAGTGGTTCGATTAATCTGACTTGTTCGACGGATCATTTCGTTTCCGGCCATGCCGGGACCATATTCCGGTATTCCACTAGTTCTGATTTAGCCACCTATAAGGAAATTCTTATCAATAGCATTACCAGTGCTACCGTTGCTGCTTGTTCGACACGGGAAACTCTAGCCGCAACTACGGCGCAAGTTCATTGGGACGAACAAACATTTAGTGCAGTTCGCGGCTATCCTCGTGCCGTGTGCTTTCACGACCAGCGGCTTTGCTTTGCTGGATC